AGAGGTGTACGCTATATAGGAGGGTACATATACAGAGCACACATATATACCCTCCCCATATATAGATTTGAACGGCGTATGTCCGTGTTTTTCATGTCTGTATGTCCGCCCCCTACGACGAGCCCCCATCCGGCGGGACCAGGATAAGATACGTCGGGACCAGCCCCAACGGCACCGCCACCAGCAGCCGCATCCAGTCGGGCCAGTCGTCGGGCAGCCACTGCAGCCCGACCAGCAAGACGACCAGCAAGACGACCAGCAGGGCAAAACCGATCTTCCTCCGCATGGCTACCTCCAGGTCAGCAGGTCTAGGCCGCAGGCCCTTAGAACCTCGACGGGGTGGCAGTTGAGGTGACGGGCGACGGCGGCGACCTCGTCGATCCGCAGCGCCCTGGCACCTTGGGCCAGCCTGGTCATCTGGCTGCGGTCGATGCCCAGCACCTTGGCCAGCGAGGATTGGGTGTTGCCGCTGTCTTCCAGTTTCTGCTTGAGCCAGGTCGGATCCATCCGGCCATTGCCGCACCATCTGCATCTGGCGTCAATAACCACAACCTGTAGCGTTCGTGCAGATGGTTCTGGCACTACGGCTTGTGTTGTTGTAAATTTCGCAACAGTTCATCCAGATTGTTGCAGGCAGCATGACGCCCAAACAGCAGCGTTTCGTCGAGGAATACCTGATCGATCTCAACGCCACCCAGGCGGCGATCCGCGCCGGGTATAGCGAGAAGACGGCGGGGGATATTGGTCGACAGCAACTCGGAAAAACTCCGGTTCGCTCGGCTATCGACGAGGCCCTGCGCAAACGCTCGGAAGGTCGGGGCCTGACGGCTGAATGGGTGCTGGATCATCTGCGCGAGAATGTGACCCTGGCCAAGGATGCCGGGCAGTACGGTCCCTCGAACAAGGCGCTGGAACTGCTGGGCAAGCACATGGGGATCCTGGTCGAGCGTCAGCAGATCGAGGGCAACATCAACATCAACATCGGCACGGGAGTGCCCGATGGCGGCTAGACAGGTAAACCTGCAGCTGGATTACGCGCCGCGCCCCTGGCAGGAGGAATGCCACCTGGCGCTGAAGCGTTTCAGTGTCCTGGCGCTCCATCGCCGGGCGGGCAAGACCGAACTGGCCTTGATGCAGCTGATCCACAAGACGCTGAAGTTCGAGCGCGAGCTCGGCCTGTTCGTCTATGTGGCGCCGTACCTCAAGCAGGCCCGCGCCATCGCCTGGGCCAGGCTCAAGCAGAAGCTGGAGCCGCTGCGCAAGCTTAAGGCCGTCGAGATCAGCGAGAGCGACATGGCCGCCACCTTCAAGCACAACGGCGCGGTCATCCGCCTGTTCGGTGCCGATAACGGCGATGCGCTGCGCGGCATGCGCCTCGACGGCGCGGTCATCGACGAGGTGGCGCAGGTCAAGCCAGATGTCTGGATAGACATCCTCCAGCCCGCTCTCAGCGACCGCCAGGGCTGGTGTCTATTCATCGGCACCCCATCAGGCGTGAACCTGTTCTCCGAGCTCTTCTACGCCGCGGACGGGCGCCCTGACTGGGTTGCTCGGACCTATACCTGCTACGACACCGACGCCCTGGATCGCGACGAGATCGCCCGCATGCGGCGCGACATGAACGAGACCGCCTTCGCTCGCGAAATGCTCTGCGACTTCAGCGCCGCGGGCGACAACCAGGTCATCAGCCTGGGCGAAGCCACCGATGCCAGCCAGCGCCATCTGAAGCGCGACGAATACGACTATGCGCCTCGCGTGATCGGCGTCGACGTTGCCAGGTTCGGCGACGACCGCACCGTGATCTTCAAGCGCCAAGGCCTGTACGCCTCGGATCCGATCATCCTGCGTGGCCTGGACAACATGCAGGTCGCCGGTCGTGTCGGCCAGGTCATCACCGACTGGGGCGCCGATGCCTGCTTCATCGACGCTGGCGGCGGATCCGGCGTGGTCGACCGCCTTCGGTCGCTGGGCTTCATCATCAACGAGGTCAACTTCGGCGGGCTGTCCCCCGATCCTGTCTATCTGAACCTGCGGGCCTTCATGTGGTTCGAGATGCGCAACTGGCTGCGGGCCGGCGGCGTCATCCCCGGCGACACCACCCTGCTGCAGGAGCTCGCCACCCCGACCTACACCTACAACGCCGCCAACAAGGTCGTGCTTGAGAGCAAGGACGACATCAAGAAGCGGCTGCAGGGCGGCGCCAGCCCCGACCTGGCCGACGCCCTGGCCGTGACCTTCGCTTACCCCGTGGCGCCCAAGGCCGTCCACGGCATGCCTGGGGCCAAGCCTCAGTTCTGCCTGTCCGAGTTCGACCCCTTCGCCGCGTGAGGCCCACCATGTGCATGTTCTCCCAGCCCTCCACCCCGTCGCCGCCACCCCCGCCCGCGCCCCCGCCCGAGGCACCCAAGGCGACCGACGAGGGCATGAAGATTGCCCGCAACGACGAGCGCAAGAAGGCCGCAGCCATGATGGGCGCCGGCGCCACGATCCAGACCAGCGGCAAGGGCGACCTAACGCCGGTGACGCTGGGCACCAAGACCTTGCTGGGGCAGTAGGCCATGAACCGCAACATCCATGAGCGGCGCCTCGGCGCACTGAAGAATGAGCGGTCCAGCTGGGAGCCCCACTGGATCGACATCCAGAAGAACCTGCTGCCGCGTCGTGGTCGGTTCCTCAACGCCGGCAACCAGCAGAACAACGGCAAGAAGCTGAACAACGACATCCTCGACAGCACCGGCACCTTCGCCTTGAACACCCTGGCGTCGGGGCTGATGAGCGGTATCACCAGCCCGGCCAGGCCGTGGTTCCGCCTGGTGACCAGCGACCCAGAGCTCTTGGAGTTCGGGCCGGTCAAGGAATGGCTGTTCACGGTCGAGAGCAGACTGCGTCGTGCCTTCCAGGCCTCGAACATCTACAACTGCCTGCAGTCGACCTATGAAGAGATCGGCGCCTTCGGCACGGCGGCCATGCTGCTCGACGAGAACTACGACACCCTGATCCGCGGCTATCCGTTCACGGTCGGCGAGTACTACCTGGCCAACGGCCCGGATCTGAAGGTCCAGACGCTGTACCGCGAATATAAGTTGACCGTCGAACAGATGGTCGGCCAGTTCGGCTACGAGGCCTGCAGCGAGACCGTGCGCAACATGTACGACCGCGCTGACTATGACAGCTGGATCGACGTATGCCACGCCATCGAGCCCAACCCGCACCACGAACCCCAGGTCGCGGGCTTTGTCGGCAAGCAGGCGGCCGAGTACAAGGCTGCGGCCAAGAAGCCGTTCCGGTCCTGCCACTGGGAGAAGGGCGCCAGCCGCGACCAGTATCTGAAGATCGGCGGCTACAACGATTTCCCGGTGATGGCGCCCCGCTGGCACGTCACCGGCACCGATGTCTATGGCCGCTCGCCCGGCATGGATGCGCTGGGCGACATCAAGCAGCTGCAGCATATGGAGAAGACCGCGGCCCAGGCCATCGCCCTGATGGTCAAGCCGCCCATGACCGGCCCCTCCAGCCTCAAGAGCCCGAGCATTCTGCCCGGTGCCATGACAGCGGTCGACGCCATGGGGCAGGGCCAGGGCTTCCGCCCGGCCTTTGAGGTCAACCCTCGCCTGGCCGAGTTCAACATCAAGACCGAGGAAGCCCGGCAGCGCATCAACCGCGCCTTCTACGCCGATCTGTTCTTGATGTTCGCCGGCGACATGCGGGCGGATCGGGCCACGGCCACCGAGATCACCGAGCGCAGCCAGGAGAAGCTGCTCGCCCTCGGCCCGGTGCTGGAGCGCCTGCAGAACGAGCTCCTGGAGCCGCTGATCGACCGCACCTTCAACATCATGGTGCGCCATAGCATGGCCGCCTGGGAAGGTCGCAGCGACCGCGGCATCCTGCCGCCGCCGCCCAAGGAGATCGCCGGCGACGAGCTCAAGGTCGACTACATCAGCATGATGGCCCAGGCCCAGCGGTCGGTGGCCACCACCGGCATCGAGCGGTTCGCGTCGTTCGTCGGCAACCTTGCCGCGGTCCATCCCGAGAGCCTGGACAAGATAGACTTCGACCAAGCCGTCGATGAATACGGCGATGCGCTCGGCGTCAGCCCCCGCATCGTCCGCTCCGATGACAAGGTAGAGGAGCTCCGCAAAGGCAGGCAGGAGGCCGTTGCCGCCCAGCAGCAGCAGGCCAACGCCGCCAACATG